TGCATACCCGCCTGACCTAGTGCCTGACCACCGGCTAACTGGCGCTGTTGTTGCTGCTCAAAGTTGCCCATAGCAGCGGCTTGAGCCTGTTGGTAGTTGTTCGCGTAGTCCTGCATGATTCTCTGCTGCATCAGGTCCTGAACACCGCGCTCAGTTTCAGCACGCTGAACACCTTCTCGAGTACCCCCAAAAGCACCGGAACCAACTGCTTGAGCGGCTTGGCCCGTTTGAGCAATATCAGCCTGACGGCGCATCTCACCAAGAGCGTTTTGTGTCACCTGCTCTTGGTACGGGTTCATGTATTGAGTTACAGGGCTAGTATATAGCGACTGCTCCTCTGTTTTATATTGGCCCCGTAACGCCTGGGCTTCGGGGGAATAAGGGTCCATCCCGCTCAATTGTTGAGTAATACTATTTAACCGTTGAACCGTAGGATCAGCCTGCTGTTCTTGTAAACTACTGAATTGTTTTCTTTGGCGAGTAGGATCATACGCCTGAGCAGAACCTAAGATACCGCCGATACCTTGACCGATAACAGGGACTGCGCGACCCATCATATCTTGAGCGGCTTGGTACTGGCTTGCGGTGTCTATTGCACCCGCCGCTAACGCTCCGCGCTGCGTGAGGTCCATGCCTTGAGTGACGCCTTGGGAGGCTGCTTGGATGTAAGGCTCAAACGACCCTACACCTTGCTTGGCAAAGTCAATTCCCTGTAGCTCAGTACCAGAAAGACCTGCGGCCTCAACGGCGGGCAGGGACATTGGCTGATTGTAGAGGTTCTGGGCCTCTTGAAGCAGGCCGAGTTTATAGGCCTCAACTTCTGGGGCCTCACGCACATATTGAGTGCTGTAAGTCATATCAACCATTGGCGCGGCCCTCTAGGTTCTTCATAAGTGCATACATTTTCTTGGCTCCCTTGCGCCGTGATCCGTTGCCCATGTTGCGTACTGCCTTGGCGGTGAATACAAACTCGCCGTCGCTGAGCATTGCGGGGATGTCGTCGGATGTACCAGTGCCCGGCCCGTTTATGGGACCATTCTTGCGCGGGAAGTCAGTCGTGCTGCCTCCCGTTGCGGCACCGTAGGGGCGGTACGTTTGATACGGCGCAGTTTGCGACATGGTATTCACACCGCCAAAGCTCAGGCCGTAACGCTCAGGGTACTGCTCGAGCAGTCGTTGGCCGTGCGCATTCATAAAGTCTTCATAGCCGGGCGGCAGTTGTGGCTGCTCAGGGCTAAACGCTCCGGATAATCCGGCGATGCCCATGCCTGCAGCGGCTAGAGGCATTAGGTTAGAGATTGTATTAGTTGCGTTTGCTTGTATAGCTAAATCGTTAATGGTCTTAGATGCAGTGTTATTTGCTAATTTTGTTTTAAGTAACTCTACATCCCCGCCATAAAATGTATCGGCTATACTCTGCATTTTATTTGCTTTGCTTGCCGCCTGACGGGCGGTCGGGGAAAAGGCGTCTTTTATACTTCCTACCCTTTCGCCCAAGGTCGCATCGGGTCCGAAAGCGTCGCCTATGTTTTCAAAGAAGCCCGGCGCTGCAGTTTGACTGCCTGTAGCTACTGCAGGTGAACCGCTGACAGCGTTAGTGTACATGTCTGCTGTAACCCCTGCGTTTTGAGGTAAAGAGGCCACCCCGCTTTGAACTGGAGCACGAGGTGCGGCAAGACTGGTGGGCGCTCGAGCAACAGGCGCTCCGGAGGCAGCAAAGGGGTCGCCCGGCCGTATAGGAGGTGCTGCGGGGATAGGCGGTACGACAGGCTGAGTTGCAACAGGCATTCCTGTAGGACTGGCAGCGAAGGGGTCCATTGGCATAGGGGCGCCAGTCGCCGCTGCATCAACGGTTTTTGCCGCTGCAGCACTAAGGTCCACAGAACCTGCTGTGTTATCTACAACAGGCACGGAAGTAGTCACCGGAGCACCCGTAGGCGCCGCAGTAGACTTAAAGGCGCTTGCTCCTTGGGTCACGCCACTTACTGCACCGGCAGTTACCGCGCCAATGGCGCCTGCCTTCAGGGAATCTTTAAAGTTCCTGCCTGAAATAAGGGAAGTGCCTGCACCGGCTACGAAACCTTGGGTAGCGGCAAGCAAAGCAGGGGCAGCCGTAGTACCAAACATTGCAGCCGCCGCCGGTCCGGCGACCATGAATAGCGCTGTGCCGATAACGATCTTGCCGATAGTAGTGTTGGCAAACTTCTTGACTGTCTTGCCGATCTTCTTGAACAGCTTCTTCAGGAAGAATTCAGGCATGCCGGTAGTAGGGTTAGTAGTGCCGCTACCGCCAATACGCCTTAGGATTCGAGCCTCAACAGGGCTGATGTGGGCAATCATGGTGTCGCCGTTGCGACCGGCGTCAGCCATAGCCTGAGCCATTGGACGGAGGCTTGCGACACCGCCCTTGGCGAAATTCTGTGGGGGAGTCATTGTCTCAGAGGGGCGCATTTGATCAAGCGCAACCTGCAGAGCGCCAAATAGCTGCGCGTCAAACGCCTCTGGCAGAAGCTCCTCGTCTACACCTTGGGCCATGTAACGCTGACGAATAGCCGCGTAGTTGGCGGGGTCAGAAAGCACTTCATCGACCATAGCGTCAAGAAGAGAGATTACCTCTGGCGGTATCTCCATCTCCTCTAATTCACGCCTAAACTCGGAAACGGCAATAGGGTCGGCCTGTTCAGCCGCCATTAGCATTTCGGAGTTAACTTCAGTCGGGGAAACCTGTCCGCGCATCTCGTTGACGGCGGCCATTTCGGCGCTCATATTACCCATTTGCGGAGGTAGGGGCATAGCTCCCTGCATCGCTTCTGCCATGATCTTTTCCTTAATTTTTTAAGTAGGACCACACAGGGTCGCGCGCCCGAAGCGCGAAATTACTGCTGATTATCAAGCAATTATCAGTCCCTGTCCACTTCAAGATAGGACAGGTAAAAAGTCACGTCGGCTTCGACTGAAGTAACCTTTAAGACGTTACCTTCTTCTAAAATGCATGGAACACCTGCGAACACGTCAACGCTTGCACTTTGAGCTAATGCTTGCTCATGATACAAATAGCCTACTGCACCGCCCGATGTTTCGTACTGACTTACCGTAATATCCGACGGACTGCTAGAGGCATTGGTCACCCTTAGCGACTTAATAATCGCTGTATTTGCAGCAGGAACGGTGTAAATCGTTGTCTCGGTCGCCGCTGCAGGGATAAGTCGCTGATGGAAATATTTATCTGCCACGGCTAAGTACCCTCAAACCACGCGCGGGCATTACTCTTCTGCTGAGTAGTAATCGGCGTGTAGCTGCTGTTTAACTGCAAAATGATCTGCTCGAGCGATCTAACCAGTTGGTCAAACTGCTGCGGGTTGTAGTCGCCCAACGCTGCGTTAGGGAGTCGGACGTTCTGTATCTTGCTCATCGCAGGCCATCCGGTTGTATGTCAACGCGCAGGGTTCCGTAGCGCCAGTTGGTGTCTACGCCGGAGCTGTCTATCTTAATCGCTATCTGCCTGCCACGTGCTCGCGTGTCCACTTTTTGCGTTCCCGGTGCTATGACATACGGGTCCAAAGAGCTTGGGCTTGCAGAAGCCTGCGGGTAGGGGCGGAGCAAGAGGTTAACCGTGAGGTTGCCCTGCTGATCTTTAAAGTCAGGGATAAACTTCCGCATAAGCAGCATGTTATCCCCTTCGCCCATGTCAAAATAACCTGACTCAAGAGAGGCTGTTATGCCCGTGCCGTCGGCCTGATTGACGCCTGATTCTTGGTTATAGACCACGGTGCGACCTGCAGTAAGGCCGTATATAGTGCTTGGCGATGTCGCAGTGCTGTCGACTAGCTGCTCTGTACCAACAGGGAGGTTAAATGTGCCTACATCCTGCCACGCGGTGCGAGCTAAACTGCCTATTGACCAGACGTTTTCAAGGTAATTATAGGTCACACTACGGTCTATAGAGTCAGACGTGAAACTACAGTAGAACCACGTAATCTCGTTGTAATCCGTGTTTAATCCGGCAAAGACCTTACGGCCTTGGACGAGGTTTAAGTCTTTAAAGACGTAGTCTTGCACGGTGCAGGGTATCTTCTTGACCGTACCGTCAAACACATAGAAAGCCTCAGGTCCCATCCACATGGCTAGGCCATTCACGTCCAGAGCACAGTGTGGCCCCAAAGCCCCGCAGTTGCTCGCAAGCTGTTGAAAGCCAAAGGTGTAAGGAGGACCGATATATTGCATGCCGTGCAAGGAGGTGTCGGTTAAAATAAGTATCTGGCCGCGTGAGCGCACGGCGGTCATAATCCTGTTCCCGTCCGAGAGGCGTTGCCCGCCTGCCGTGTTAGTGACCGATTCCGCAAATTCGTTAATGTTTTCTTGGTCAGAGAACCGAACGAACAAGGGGTCTTGTGTGGTTGGATCGCCTACCGTGGTCTCCGTGCCTAAGCACACCAAATGCCTGTCTGGGCTAGAGATTAGGGCAAAAGTACTGGCGCTAGGCGCCCCGCTAATTGCAGTGGCTCGCGTGTCTATGCCGGAGGCAGGGTTCCAATTGAATATCTGACCGTCCACAAGCTGCAGGATAAGGACCTGCCCAAAGTTGTCAAACTTCCAACTTCTAGAGAAAAGAGAGACCTCTGTGCTAGACGTTCTTTCTGTGCCCCAAGTTTCCGCGCCCCACGTTCCACTGCCAAATCCAAAGTCGAACAGGCTGACATCAGAACCTGCGGTTATTTGATATTCGCCTACTACCGAAGCTCCGCCGTTGCCTGTATCAGAACCGTTTGCGTTAACAGGGGCTGTGATAGTGTAGGTAGAGGAGTTAGTGACTTCGGTTATTTGATACTCAGAATTCAGAATGTCAGCAGTGATTGCGCCACCTAAACTGACTGCCCCGCTAAACGTGACAAAATCACCCTCGACCGCGCCATGAGCGGCGTCGGTTACGGTAAGTGTCGGGGAGCCTGAAGAGGCTGCAAACGTAACGTCGCCTGCTGTAGTCGTGGCCCTCAAAGGTGTTATATCAGACCAGACTCCGCCATTTGAAACGTAGACTTTACGGTCCGTACCAATAGCTAGATAAGGGCTTCCGGCTAGATTATTCCACGAAAAAACATCGGTTGCATTGCCGACAAGGTAAGCAGCAGTTCCATTGAAATAGGTCCACCCACCTATCTTTTCTGGCAAGCCAAAACGAAAGCGCACGTTATCACAATTCGTCCACCCCCCTTCCGCACCGTATTCGGTGTTCTGCTTGTCGATGCCGGGCTTTAATGCCAATCGGAAATAAGCCATACGCGGTTACCAATCTCGTTACAAGTATTTGCCCGTCTCGATCATAGATGCGAGTTCATGGCTGCGACCCTTCACGTCTCGACTCCATTTTGAATCAAGGAATTCTTTTGCTGCGAGGGTATAGTCGGCTGATTCCATAGCCGATAGCGCGTTTTTAAAGCCGCGAAGGCGCGTGGCACCAAGGTTAAAACTGATGTCTATAATAGCATCTTTTCGTACGTCATCAAGGTCGGTAAACCACGGATATTCCGAGGAAAGTTCCTTAATAACGCGCGCGATGTCGTTCTCTAGCAGGTAATCGACTTCATCATCGAACAGGCCCATACCGGTGTTAGATATATTTCGCCCCACACCAATGGTTTCGTACCCAGCAGAACACAAATAAACGTGGGACCTTACGCCCTCATGGCGCTTGAGCATTTCAAGTAGTTTTTCGGCCACTAGTCGCAAAGCTCAGCTAATTCTTTCCAGTCTTGTGCAGTCCAGTTCGAGGTATCTACACCCGCCGGAAGTTCTACCGTAATGCCCGAGACGTTCGCACCAAGGAAAGCGCCTGCGGCGTTAGTGTTACCCTTCAAACAGGCCATAGCGTTGTCTTCGGGTGTAATCTCTAAGCTGTTTAACTGCGTGCAGCCCGCAAGGGCTAAGGCTCCAAGAGCAAGTAATGCTTTCATTTGAACCATCCTGTGATTGTCTGGAATGTTCGCACTGGGTAGTAGAGAGCGCCTGATTTAAACCGGCCTAAGCCCAATACGCCCAAAGCTTCTCTAAACACTTTGTCGGCCTGCTTTTGGTTCTTAACAACGCCATCGCCGTGGGTGCATAGGTAATCGTGGACCACTGCCGCCTTTCGGTTTTTTGCGTTCGCTACAGGCACTAGCCACCGAAGCAGCTTAGGTACACTCGCCAAATCCGTGCAATACCCCGCAGGCACGGTCACGGTGCGCCCCAGAACGTCGCTATAATACACCAGTGGGGCGTGTAGCCGCCATCCACCATCCACAGCTTCGGCAACTAGCGCGGTCTGGAAGTGGCTCATGATACGCACCTAGGGCTTGTTAATAAAACTAAAGTAGGACCCCGTTAGCAG